TGCACAAAAGGGTTAAACGAATAATATGGCTTATACTACAATTAATAAATCAGGATTATATTTTGCACCTAAAACATATTCAGGTAATGGTGGAACGCAATCTATTACAGGAGTAGGTTTTCAACCTGACTTTACTTGGTTAAAAAATAGAAGTACGTCACAAGACTCTGAACTTTATGATTCTGTTAGAGGTGCTACAAAAGCAATGCATAGTAACTCTGGTAGTGATGAAAGCACTTATTCAAATGGTCTAACAGCTTTTGTAAGTGACGGTTTTAGTGTTGGTGATAGAAGTAATATTAATGGCAATGGAAATAATTTAATGTCATGGAACTGGAAAGCGGGAACAACATCTGGTATAAATCAAGATAGTGCAACAATCACTCCAACAGCATATTCTTTTAATCAAACTGCAGGTTTTTCAATAATTACATACACTGGAACAGGTTCTACGGCTACTCTTCCACATGGTTTAGGAGTTACACCTAACCTTATAATAATAAAAAAAAGAGATGGAACTGATAACTGGACTTGGAAATCAGATGGTGGAGTCAGTGGTTATACTGGTTTTACAAAATATATGTATATGAATAGTTCAGCTGTTGGAGTTGCAACAGATAGTTCAAACGAATTTCAATATAATCCAACAGCAACAAAATTTTCATTAGGAAATAATGGTGGTGTAAATGGAAATGGTTCAACTTATGTAGCTTATTGTTTTGCTAACAAAGTCGGTTATCAAAAAATAGGTGGATATGTTGGCAATGGAAATGGAGACGGTTATTTTCTTCCTTTAGGTTTTAGACCAAAATTTATTATAACGCACAGATTAGATAGTGGTGATGCATGGACAATGCTAGACTCAGTGAGAGATCACGATAATGGAGTGGCTCACAGATTATTTCCACATCAAAACAATGCAGAAAACACAAGTTTAGATGTATGTGATTTTTTATCTAATGGTGTTAAATTCCGTACTGGTGATGGAGCTTTCAATGATACAGGTGGAGTTTATGTATATTGGGCAATAGGACAATCTTTAGTAGGATCTAATAATATTCCTTGTACTGCGAGGTAATCTCGCATGTATTTTGGTGCTACTTCCTTTTCGGCAGCAGCCTTCTCAGATGTAGGCTTTAATCCTAACGCATTCGTCAATGTCCTTGGATCAAGGATCAATGTAGCTATCGGTGATGATGTAATCATTGGTAAAGCAAATGTTTCAGTTACAGGTAAAAGAGTTAATATTGGTACAAGTGATGTAACTATTGTTGCAAAAGCTAGAGAAGTTTTAACAGGTAATGGTTTAGAATTAGGTATTGGTAATGCAGAAGCTTCCATACCAAAAAATGTACCAGTTACAGGTAATGGATTTGAATTAGATAATGGAACTGTAATTGTTAAAGCAGGTGCTAAACCAGATATAACTGGTCAAGGTTTAGATTTAGCAACTGGTAATGTAACTATAATTGGTAAATGTAATTTATCAGTTACTGGCAACGGTTTTGACATAGCACTTGGTAACGCAACTGCAAAAGCAAATGCAACAGCAATTGTAACAGGTAAGAGATTTAACATTGCAACTAGTAATGTAACTGTTATAGCTAAAGCAAAAGCTTTACCATCTGGTAATAGATTTAATGTAGGAACATCTGATATATTAATTAGAAAATGGGAAGCGGTACCAACAAACGCAACTCAAGTTTGGACGGAGATATAATATGTTTTTTGGAGCAACATCTTTTTCATCAACAACTTTTGCAGGAGTAGGAATACAAAATGTAGTTGTTTTAGCCAATGGTAATAGAGTCAATATTGCTCTTGGAAATACAGATGTAGCCTTTGGAACAAGTATTACTGGTAATAGATTTAACCTTGCATTAGGCACTGTTTCTGTGGTATCATGGAACCCAATAGATCCAAACGCAGGGCAAACGTGGGTCCCAATAGATCCGCTTAACCCATAGGAGAATTATGGCATCAACATATTCGAGTAATTTAAAATTAGAATTAATGACTACTGGTGAGAAGTCAGGTACATGGGGTACTATAACTAACACCAATTTACAGCAATTAGAACAAGCCTCATCTGGTTACATCTCAATAGATGTAGCATCGTCTGATCAAGCATTAGCGATTTCTAACGGAGCTGTATCAAATGGTAAAAACCTGTACTTAAAACTAACGGGTACTCTTGCGGCTAACAGAACTGTAACAGTTCCAGATTCAGTCGAAAGAGTATACGTAGTTGAAGACGCAACTAATAGATCAGCAAATAGATTTACATTAACATTTAAAACTGTATCAGGCACAGGTATATCATTGCCTGTAGCATCAACTGTTTTAGTTTATGCAGATGGTACAAATGTTAATTTAGGTCTTATAAAAAAAGGATATATAACTACAACAGGTACATATACTACAGTAGCTAACGATCAAGTATTGGTAGATACAAGTTCATCAACAGTAACTGTAAATTTACCTGCTTCGCCATCTGTAGGTGATGAAGTACACTTTATAGATAGCAAAAATTTCTTTAATTCAAATAACTTAACCATAGGCAGAAATGGTTCCAACATCTTAGGCTCAGCATCAAATCTAGTAGTCAATGTAAACGGCGCAGCATTTACTTTAGTCTATGTTAATACAGCTAGAGGTTGGGTATACAAAGATAAAATATAGGAGCTTACACGTGGCTCTCATTGAGTTAAACTTTAAACCCGGAATAGATAAACAAGACACCGAAGCAGGTGCAGAAAATCGTTGGGTAGATTCTGACAATGTAAGATTTAGATATGGTCTGCCAGAAAAAGTTGGTGGATGGGCATCACTTACTACAGATACAATTGTAGGTGTTGTTAGAAAACAACATGCTTTTGTAGACAACGATGGTAATAGATACGTGGCCCTTGGAACAGATAAATTTTTATTATTATATTTTGAAGGTCAGTTGTATGACATTACACCTGTTAAAACTACATTAACATCTGCAACAATTGCAACTACAAATGGATCACCAACATGCACAATTACTAAAGCAGCTCATGGTGTAAAAGTTGGAGACATTGTACAATTAGATTCTGTAACACTTCCTGGTGGTACAGGTTTTAATGATTCTGATTTTGAAGATAAAAATTTTCAAGTTATATCTGTGCCAACAACAGGTACATTTACAATTAATCAATCAAGTAACGCTAGCGGAACAGTATCAACAGGTGGTAGTTTAAGTATAATACCATATGAACCTGTTGGACCAAGAGAACAAACATATGGTTATGGTTGGGGTATGGACCCATATGGTAATGGTAATTGGGGTGAAGCAGCTGCAGCATCTGACGTTACACTAGAACCAGGTCTTTGGTCATTAAGTAATTTTGGTGAAGTATTAATTGCAACAATTTTAAATGGTAAAACATTTACATGGAACTCAGGTATTGGAGCAAGACTAACAACACGTGCATCTACAACTACATCTAATTTTGAAACTACAAACAATCCAACTAAAACAAGAGTTACACTTGTATCACCTACAACTAGACACTTAATTCATTTAGGCACAGAAACAACTATAGGAACACCAGCAACACAAGATGACATGTTTATTCGGTTCTCGGACCAAGAAGCAATAAATACTTATGCACCATCAGCAACTAATACTGCTGGTACACAAAGATTACAAGATGGTACAAAAATTATGGGTGCACTAAAAGCAAAAGAAGTTATTTTGATATGGACTGATAATGCATTGTATACAATGAAGTTTATTGGATCTCCTTTTACATTTGGATTTGAACAAGTAGGAACTAACTGTGGATTGATTGGACAGAATGCAGTAGTAGAAATAGATGGTGCTGCTTTTTGGTTAAGTCCTAAAGGTTTCTTTATGTTTGATGGTACAGTAAAATCTTTATCTTGCACTGTTGAAGATTCTGTATTTGATAATTTTGACACAACAAAAGGACAACAAGTAAATGCAGGACTAAATAATTTATTTACAGAAATTACTTGGTATTATCCATCTTCTAATTCAGACTTTAATAATAAATATGTTGTATTTAATTTTGGTGAATCTGCTGGTGTGCCTGGTGGTGTTTGGTACACAGGAACAGAAGCTAGAACAAGTTGGATGGATGCAACTATATATCCAAACCCATATGCAACTAAGTATGATTCAACAGGTACAGGCACGTTTCCTGCTGTAGTAGGTCAAACTGGTTTAGGTCAAACAACATACTTTGAACATGAAGTAGGCACAGACCAAGTAAATCCAAATGGTACGACTACTGCTGTGTCTTCTTTTATACAATCATTTGATTTTGATTTAGAACAAAGATCTAGAAATCAAAGAGGACAAGCATCAGGACCAAAAATTGCTGGTGAAGTATTTATTGCATTACGTAGGTTTGTACCAGATTTTAAAACATTACAAGGAAATGCAAAAGTAACTATTGGATTAAAAAGATATCCACAACAATCATCTACATCTAGCACATATAGTCCTTTTACAATAACATCTACAACTACAAAAAAAGATACAAGAGCACGTGGTAGATTTTGTAGTTTTAAAATAGAAAATGATGCAGCCAGTGAGTCATGGAGATTTGGCACATTTAGAGTTGACATACAACCAGATGGACGTAGATAATGACTAAGATAAACATAAGAATACCAGAACCAAAACAACAATACGATGTGTCTAACCAAAAACAAATTAACAGAGCTTTGACATTGATGAAAGATCAATTAAATTCTACATTTTTAGATGAGCTTAAACAGGAGCAAGAAAGAATTTCTTGGTTTTTAAGTGGCTAATATTTATACAAACGCAAAAGCAGATTTTACAGATACTTCAAACACGACAGTTTATACTAGTCCTGCAGCAACAACTAGTATAATTAAATCTATTTTGGTATCTGAAGATTCTGGTAATGCTGATACAATCACTGTTACCTTAACCTCTGGAGCATCAGTATTTAACCTGTTTAAAACAAAGGCAGTTGGCTCAAATACAACTATTGAGTTATTATCACAACCCCTTATAATACAGGAGAACGAAATTTTAAAAGCACAAGCAGCCACAGGAAATAGGTTACATATGGTCGTTTCTGTGTTACAAATAAATAGGGACTAATATGGCATTTAAAGAAGAAGGATCAGTAGAATATATAACAGTCGACGGTAAAGAAGTACCTGTTGTTAAATGTGAAGCTGAAATAGTTTTAAGAAATACAAAAACAAATTACGAATATAATTCTGACAAAGAAGCAGAAGACGATATTGCAAATCCAGAAACA